GGGCAGCACAAAGTCTCTGGGGACAATCAAATCATCCCCAAAGACGCGCACCCGCTCGCGAAAACGTTTTATCAACGCTTCGCGAGAAAGTGAGGTTCTCAACTCTCTTTCGATCCCTAGGAAGATCAAGGTCGTAAAGACCAAGGCCTCCACGGGAAAGCAGAGAGCTGAACCCATAGACGCAAACTTGGCAAGGCGAAACACGCCCCTGCCGGGTATATCAGCCTTCCGAGATCTGCAGGCATCGACTCCCTCGAGCAATAGGGGATGTCGATGTAGCATAGCTCGTACGAGCTGATTAGAGACACGATCGGAGGCGTCACTCAAATCGAGTGTCGCAAGAGTTCCAGAACTGGAACCCTGACGAGCCATGAGCTGGTTAGGCTCTTGGTCATCAAATCCGAGAAGGCTCGAGAGGGAGTCATACCTCTTGAGATTCTTCAGGAAACAGTGAAGGAGCCCTTGCTGTGCATACTGCATAGCAGTGGGCTCAATCGCTATAATCCTAGGTGTCTTTAGCGTCTTAGGGACAGGAGTTACCTTAACAGGTATCTCCTTCTCGGGTTCGAGGATGTCCACCTGCTCGAAATGGTCATAATAAGACCATGACGGGAACATGTATTCCCCAAAAGGGAACACACGCTCCAGGCGGGAAGTCCAAGTGCGCTGATTAAACTTCGCGTTTCCACGAAGTTTGTCAGCTGTAGCACCTGGGCCATGTTTAGGAAGGATGTCTCCATTATGGAGTGAAAATTCCATTCTGGAGAACAAACTCCCAAATAACATGGAGCTGACGCGTTTGAAATCCTCTAAATCAGAGGGTTCCATATAAGCGTCAACTCTTCTAACATCCTGCTCACACTCGATGAACGATGATAAGGCATTCTCAATCCGAGCATCACTGCACGGAAGGAGAATCTTGCTGAACATCAGCGTTAACTGACGGACGGCAAGTATTGCGTCCACATCAGGGTCATCGAGAAGCACGCCTGTACTACGGCTAAACACAAGATCGAGGAAACCCCCAAGAAATTGAGGGAGACCTGCTCTCCAGGAAAAACCCTGGAAAGAGTTGCGATCCACAATCCCGAGGTTCAGACTTTTTTGGAAGTCTTTCCCAAAGGAAGGTAGGGTTATCGTCAAAAACGACAACCCCTCGTGTTTAGACCGACCTGAGACAGTTTTTATGTCTCTGGTGGCGCTAGTGCGACATCTGGTTGCATAATCATTTGCAACC